TGATTATAGCAGTTGACTTTGACGGAACCATTAGCCGGGGGAAATTCCCGGCTATTGACGGGGAGCAACCATACGCTGGCGAATCGCTCCGGAAATTACATGATGAAGGACATAAAATCATTATTTGGACGTGCCGTACTGGTGATCAGTTATTGAATGCCATCAACTGGCTGTTGGAACGCCAAATACCATTTGACCGTGTAAATGACCATGATCCTGAAAATGTTGCCAAATATGGGGAAGGCGGGAAAAAGATATATGCCCATTGCTATATCGATGACAAAAACATTGGGGGCTTTCCTGGATGGCTGGCATGCATGAAAGAGATTGAACGGATGGAAGAAGCCTATAAAACTATTTTAAAAGAGGATAAAACTAAAGTATGAACAAAAAGAAGGAGATAATACGCACTATCAGAAATTTCAAAAGGATTCTGAAAAGTGGGAATGTGAAAACGGTATTGACCGTTAGTGATTGGGATATATATGCAAAAACATACACTATTGAGGAAATTGCCGCCCGTTTTTTACGGATAAAAGGTTATAATGTACAAATCACCATATCGGATAATACGGAGCATCCTTCCTACCTGTTTGGTTATATACGATTCTATCGTTATGCTAGAATCAAGTTTAATTCTAATTAGAAAAAAGATGAATGCAAAAGACCAAAGAAAACTATGCAAAGCCGGATATACAATCCTGCGTCGCCATGATTACCCCCAGCCGCATATCACTTTTAAAAGCGATATAAATCCGGATAGCTGGAAAAGGTATGGGGACAATTATCCTTCAAAAGCGGAAAGAGACCGGGCAATGAAACGTTTGCTAACAGATGATAAAATAGTAGAAGATTAAATTGGATGTGAAAAAAGATAACACCTTAGAGTATCTACTGATTCTATATTTAATATCAGTAATAGGTATATTTACCTCCTTATCGGTTTTGGCTTATTGTGGAGTTTTAAAACAAAGGGATAACAGCCGGGAAAGATCGGCTTTTGATAATATTAATAAAAAAATGAACCAACAGGATTTTGACGAAGCGATAAAAAGACTTCCGTCACCAACAGAAATAGATACTGATATATACATTATTCCCAGTATTAATACAGGTTGTCGATTTGTATTCCGAAAAGAACATTTTTATATCAGCCCACAGAGGAAAAATTTAGTCATGTGGGTTTTAAAAGAGATACGATACTTATAATCAAAAGAAAATCAATTATGAGTAAAAAAGAAATTTTGATAAAATGGAAAACGGTTGAAACAATTACTCCCGACTTTCCTGATGGTGCAATCTTTATAAAAGAAGATACATCTATTGAGTTCCCTTTGGCTATTGTAGCTTTTCCATTGGGTGGACATGAGAATGGAACGAAAAAGCAACGAGAGAGAGCCAAGTTAATAGCGGCTGCTCCTGAATTATTCAAAGCGTGCCAAGAAGCACTAAAATATGTCTGCGTAGAAGAACCTGCCTATGATGTATTATGTAATGCTATCAAAAAGGCTACTGAATAACCCTCAAACCCAATTAGATATGAGCTTTATAACAAGACAAAAAAATGGGCTTTTATGCCGATTTTCAACGGTGATAGATACTGTTACTGACTACAATATGACAGATGAAGAATATATTGAAATGTGTGCCCAAAAGGCAAGGGAGAAAGCTCAAGAAACATTAAAACATTCTCTCCGTCCGTTTGAAGAGGTAAAAGCATCTTTTGCGCCTACCAATATGAGTCGTAGTGAGTTCAACAGGATTTTAAGATTAATGGAAAAAGAAATAAAATCATAACTAAAAAAATGAAGCGATTTAATACTCAAACAAGGTTTGTTCCTCTAAAGATAGACAAGGACTTTAATGTGGAACATATTCAATCAAAAGATGGAAAAATAAAAGACTTTAAAACGCGCAAAGCAGTTGAGAAGTATTGCAAGGAAAATCATTGTATTTATTGTGAAGAAAAATATATATTCTACAAATGATTATCTATTCAAAAAAAGCCGCGCAAGAAAAAAAACTTTGCGCGGCTAAACTTTATAGTCTCAAATTACAGCAATCGTTCGGGCTGTAGTTTACATTCTCCTTCCAGTACTGAAAATGACTATCCACGTCTTCACAAACTGAAATCTCCCTGAATCCTGAAATCTTATTTAGATATTCGATTTTTCGCTCCAGCTGCAAATGATTATACCCGGCATGCTTCAGGGTGTATTCGGAATAGTCAATATCAAACCATTGCTTCACCCATGTGTTTACCCGCAAGAACTCCACCAGAATCTTATCACATTTGATACTATTCAGAACCTTAAAATCAATAAATTGAGGGATAAATGGGGATAACCTGACAGACACATCAAACCCTTGCTCCTGCAGCTTCTCAATAGCTTTAATCCGTGCAGATGGTAGACACGCCTTTTCAAATGTACGTGAAAGTGTGTCATCCGTAGAAGTCACAGATATTTGTATATGTGCCAGTTTTCTATCCATCAACCGGATATATCTGTCATCTGCCACCATTGAGGACTTTGTCACGATAAGGTAATGTACCCCTTGTCGGTTCAGGTTCTGAATTGCTTTATAGGTTTCCCTGTAAACAGCCTCACAAGGTTGGAAACAGTCAGTCATTCCACCCAAACGCACAACTGTTCCCCGCTCTAATTTACAGATTTTCCTCTCTACCTTGTCCGTCCGGGAAACGGACGGGTTATCAGGATGCCACAATCCCCTGAAATTAAGAAGCGACTTTGCATAGCAATAAGAACAGTCGTGAAAGCATCCACAGCCATAAAGGTCTAAACGTGTCGGATAATTACATTTATTCCCTTCATTTCCGGAGACGGTCTTATAAAAGGACTTAAACTCTGGTGCTTGCGTGGATGTAGTCACCCATTGTGGTGCATTTACTGTATATCTGGCAGTTGTGCTTGTAATTTCCTCTTTTAACATACTCATACTCTTTTTGGATGAATGTTTATAACCGCTTGTCATAGCTTGAATAGCCTTCCACCTGCGGTATTTTTCGTATATATCCCATTTGAATGTTGTCCAAGCAACGTACCAGTGTCCTTTCCATAGCGGGCAGAATATCACGCTCGTAAAAATCACGCGGGCGGGCTGAATAATCTATTTTGATTATTTCCTGTTCACATATATCACCCGTATCGAGTCCGTTATCTGCCCAAAACCATGTGGCGGCAGTGATTGGTTCTTGGCGTTTATAAGCCCATTTGATTGAAGACGCGCCACGTCCATACGGCAGTGGTGACGGGTGAAATATCAATGTCCCGTAAAGCGATTCTTTCAACACTTCCACCGACACCTTTTCCGTCAGAAGCGGGGCAATGGCTAAATCATACACTCCGGTGCTTTCGTTCCAAACACGGTGACCTTTCTCGCGTACACAGGCTTCCGCTATTTTGTAAGCCTGTGAGTCCTTATTTCCTAATATCTTGATGATCATATTCCCCAATATATTTAAATGCCTGTACTGCCCTGAAATGACCTCCGTATCCGGTAGAACATTTATCAGACTTTCCCTTTCTCTGCATGGACTTTGCCATCGAACTTGCGCTTCTCGCTTTATTCGAGCCATAAAGACTGGCTCCTGTTTGTACCCATTTCTTTGAGTGCCGTAAAGCTCCGCATAACTGGGGGTGTGAAGTGTGGAAAAATACAGGTAGCTTTTTCCCGCAACGTCCATTCCCCTTCAGGTGGTATTCGCATACTGCAGCTAAAAATTTAGTACCAACCCCGATGCCTTGCCATTCGGGCATCACCACCAAGCGAGTTGAGCGATATGCGCCAGCTGTGAAAAGGGGGGCTACCGCCAAATGACACACAGGCTCGTTCCCAATGAAACCCACGAAATATTCCGCAGCAACGGGCAATGGCAAGTCTAAATAATAATGCTGTTTAAACAGTCTTGGGAATACAGTTCCCCTGACTTTATAAATTTGAAGTTCGAGTTTTGGACGTTGCCGAAGACAGTCACGGCTATAAAACCGTGCCTCCGCAGTATCGTACACCCAATCCGGCTGCAACCATTCAATAATATCATAATGACAGGACAGAAGGACAATCTTACCTTTGCCACGTCTCCAAGTTTTTGAGAATGCTGCTGCACCCACTTTCGCGATCTGACGGTCAATCACGGACGTAAATTCATCAACGACTGCACGCTCCGGACGTTCGCAAGCCAGGCGAGCTAAACCAGCGCGGAATTTCTCACCGTTCGACAGTACATTGAAAGGTCTTAACCATGCCGGAACATCACCCAAACCTACAGCCGAAAGCATTCCAGTGACTGTATTAAAATCCCCGTCCGGAGCGATGCAGTCAATAATAGGTTTATTGCTGTCCCAACCGGAGTAAAGGTCATAAATCGGCTCGTTAAAGATTTTGCTTCCGATACTGGTTTTTCCACTTCCTGACGGTCCGACTATCAAACCTATTTGCCATTCCTTGTCCTCGATGGGCAATTCAGCTACCTTTTCCCAATCACAACCTTTTTCCGCATTGAAAAGGCTCTTTACCCTTGCAGCGCGATAGCTGTCAAAATCGCTGCAATGGTGTCGTACTTCTACTCTCATACACTTACTACCTTTAAAGTTAAACCTTCAGCTTTCAGGCGTTCATAAATAGCCTGCTGTTCCTTTTCATCTGTGCAAATGACGATAACGCCATATTGCGGTTTATACGTATATTTTCCCATAACTAATAATTTTGAGTTCGGGACAAAAGTACTCCGGGGCTGTCAATCCGGCACGATACATGAAGCCGTTTACACTGCAAACGTTTTGCAGTCACTTTGGAAACGCTTGATAAGACTATATACCTTTCTCTCACTGACAAGGTACTTGTCAGATAATGCTGCGACTATATAAGACACTTTCTCACCATGTCCTAACAGTTTCATATAATCCGCATACAGATCGATATAGCGACAATCCTCAAGCCGTATTCCGGCATCCTGCAATTTTTTCAAGAGCTCCCGATTAAAGTTTAATATCTCTATGACTTTCATAATACAAATTTGATTATCTTTGCAATGCCAATCACATAAAGCAAAAATGCGAGTAGACGCAGCAAGGGTCTTTGCCCCCGGCTGTGCGTCTACTCGCATTTTGTTAGTATGTGATTGGCGTCTTTACTAACAGGCTGGGGGCTTTTTATAGCCTTTCCCCCGCAGGCTTATATTCAATTTTGACAAATCATTGGAAATCCGTATATTTGCGCTATAATAATGTTTTTTTATGCGGAATCCTGAAATGACCAAAATACGTGACCGGAAGATGGTAGAGACTTTCTATCTTCTTTATGATAAAAAGCGCATCCGCTTAGAGGATGTTCTTTTGCGTATGAGTCATGACCTGTTCTTCCTTGATCAGAACTACATCTATAAACGAATCTTTTATATATCGGAGAATTTATCATATTACGAGCAATTAAAAGAGGGCAAAAAGCCTGATTCAAAAAAGGATGATATAAGTCAACTAAGCCTTAGCTTTTAGGCGTTGTATCATAGATGGTACAGCGGTTCTTCGTCTTCCGCCTTCTCCGGTAAGCCCCCGTTGCTAATTTTCATTTCACGGTCTTTCATATCGGCATGGCTTGCAAGTTCCATTGTGGTATAATCCATAATTTCACATTCAAAGCTGATCCGGTACAAGTTTCCTGCACCCCCCGACTCTTCCCGTCCGACATGGGTACGTCGGAGCGTGCCGAAGTTCTTCCCCGATTTCCCGTGTAGCATCATCCCCAGCAATGTCAACAGATCAAGGAAGGACAACGCCTCTTCCTGCATTGCCGCACCTTCACAGGTATCGGAAAAGGTTTCGTAAAATAGCCGGAAATCAATCTGTGTATGAAGCCGTTGAACGAGTAACCCTTCGTCCTCGATGCCCAGTGTATTAAATTCAATGAATACAGCCGGAGACGGGAACGGATGTTCCTCATCGAGAAAACTGACCTGCTCATGCCACATGTCAATATGTTCAATCTCTGGTGTATTTTCCATCTGTTCCCTTAGCTCGGAATACTCATCCGGGATAGATGCCAGGAACTCATTTTTGCCCCGGATTATTTCAACCAGTTCTTTGTAACAGTCTGTCCAAATCATAATTATATTGATTAAATATTTGAGAATCGTTTGTCAATCTCCGATGTTATCCATGCGTCCAGCTGCTTCATAAATGTGGCAGATTCACCCATGTACTGACGTTTTGGAATCCTTATTTTACTGCCCGCCTTTTTGAGTGCCATACCTTTGTAAAAGGAAGCCATTGTAGACAGCCGCGCATTGGCTTTATTTTGCCGTAATTCACCGTTTTTCTTCTTTTGCATAGTTCCGGTCGATTTCATATACAAAAACCAAAAATAACGCTTCATTCGCTCCGTCACGACAATATACCCGCCTTCATTGTGAATATTGGCATACGACAGCGGATCAGTCTGAAAAGTAATGCGGTCTATCCCTCGACTGACTGCATGGATACTGTCGCGAAGTTTTCCGCTTTGTATCAATACACCGCGATCCGAACCAATAGTGATCGATCTCTTTGCCCACGGTGTCAGTGATGTGTCAAGAAACCCCTGCCTGCGAAAATTCTGCTTGAAGAAGTTCACACCCGCAACTTTCGCATAGCGGTGCGCATCTTCTACCAGCGTGGATAATTCTTTGAAAAAATCAGGTAATTCAGTCCTTTCCATTTGTATTTCAAAATAAAATTGTATATTTGCAATGTTCGCGGCTGTAACAGGTCAAGAACTCCCTTCAGGAGTGTCAGTTTCGGCTGTCACTCCTGAAGTTCTTTTAAGAGTTCAGTTACTTTTCCGGTTTTTACATCTTTCCAAGACACCTTTACCGCCTTCCCGGAATAAATGAATATCATCTGCTGTCCGGAGAACTTGTCCCCATACAGTTTGTATATCCCGTTCAGTTTGTTCTGCACCATTTCCGGTTTAATGCTTTCAAATGCATCAAGATTGAAAACGGTGAATTCGCACTGCTGCTTACGCGAACTGTCCAGCCCGTTTTTAATTCCGCCTAATCCCTGAATATTCTTCAGGTCTGCCAGCTTTTCGTTAATCAAATATTCCGGGTTCTTCACACCGTCCTCATTAATGTGCGGGCGGATTTTAATCTTCATTTTCAGTTCCTTTGAAATGACACGCGCGCTTTCGACATTCTTAACCAAGTCTTTCGGATCAGCAAAATCGCTGATCATCACTTTCGATTCCGGATCACGATGGTAAGGAGCGTATAACTTGCTCCGTTCCGTCTCCTTCCTGATTTTTGCCAAATGCCCATCAGGCATTGAGAAATAAGGATGTGCGACCGTGAATATCTCACCGGATTGCCCTACGTTGTTCGCAAAGGCATCCGGTATCGTCACAATAGGCGTAGCAGGCGTTTCCGGTTCGTCCGTTTGTTCGGCATAACACCTGCACCGATATCCGTTTGGCGGGTAGTTCTGCAGCCAAAACGGGTCGTTAATAGGTTTTACGACACCATCCAGTATCCTATGTGATTCTCTTACCCGTTCATCCCCTGCAGTCACATACTTCAGGTTAGGCATTATATCCGCATTCTCCTTGAATTCCTGCCATTCACTGGCGCGTCTGCAGCTTGTTTCTGTCGTTTCAAATTCCGTGCGAAGGTAATTTTCATTATAGTCTTTATGAATTGCCATAACCTTTTCCCGGAAGTCCTCATAAGAAAGTTTTTTCCCCTTATCATCATAAAGGGCATCGTTCATCTCCTTAATTTCCTGATACGTCTTCGCTCCGGAGAACTTGAACAAGTTGTCACGTATCCGCTGGGTATCTTCCGCCAGTTCCGGATCATTATAGTCGTCTTTTCCCCATCCTTCAGCCGCCTTCTTATTCAGTTCCCCGTATGTCTTCCTGAATAACTCCTCATCAATATCTCCCGTTTTGACTTTTCGTTCATAAACTTGTTTCATCACCCTGCCGATGATGCCGCTGAAATCATACTCCCCGGCTTCCATGACGGGTGACGTTACCGCTTCATCGTCCGGTTCGGCCTTTTTTTTT